TTGCGCCAACAGTTCCAACTACCCCAGTAGAAAGATTAAACCATGCTGTTTCAGTGCCGCCAGCAAATGCTTTTAATGTAGCTAATGCCCAAGTAGATGTTGAGGCTTTGGCATAGAATGAAAATGTCATTAATGATGATACAAATGGAGTGCCTGTTGCATAGTTCAAATATCCACTTGTAGTTTGCAAAATAGTAGATGCAGTAGTCGTGCCATTTGGTGCAGTTGTTGAATTTGCTGTAACTGTCGTGCCAGATTTAACCCAAACTGCATTAGTAAAATCTTGAGAATAAGTTAAAAGATTCCTATTAAAATGCTCTGTCCATGTTTCAGTTGTACTTACTGGCAATAACACTCCACCTTGCTCATTGATAGCAGATGATTTAGTGCCACTAAATGTACTAAAATATTGGGCATTAAATACGAAGTCTGGCGGTTGAGCCACTTGAGATGTAATGCTTACTGGATCAGAGAATCTATTGTCAGTATCACGAACTGCAACCCAGTATGTATAGTTACCAGCACTCAACTCTTGTATAGATGTAAATGTACCATTTTTAAAGCCAATGACTTCAGCAGTCGCATAAACAGCACCTTTCCTAAGTTGCACATCTTGTATCGGCAAAGTAGTTTTGGTTGGCAATGTCCAATATAGCAATACATTGTTATCAATGACTTGAGTTCTTAATCCGCTTGCTGGATTTGGTGCTAATTTTGGCACTGTAATGTTTACAGCATTAGAAGTACCATTCAATTGATCAATAGTCTGGATGCTAAATACTTGATCGCCTAACCAATTAGCAGGCACGGTTATCGTGCTTGATTTGCTGTAAACGATTTCAGATCCGTAGGAAATTTTATATTGGTTTAAGCCAAATATAGGCGTTACATCATTCCAATCCAGTGTTACCGTAGCATTAGTTAAGTTATCGCTAAATACATAGGCTGGGCTGGCAACAGTAGGGGCTACTGGGATTAATCGTGTATAGCTTACAGATAATGAAGTTGTAGAATATTGGTTATCTGTATCAAATGATCTAATAAAATAAGTATTAGCACCCAAGGCTGGAGTAACAGCAAAATTTAAAGTATCGCCTTTAAAAATATAGCCAGATGATCCCCATCCAGAATCCGCAGTCCTAATCTCATAACCAGTTATCGGCAATGTAGTTCTTACTGACGGACTCCAAGTAAGCATTAATAGATCACTTACTACGGCACTTGATCCAGATGGTGGTGCGGCTGGGGCTACCTTAGTAACTGTTACAGATGTAGATGCAGATGATCGACCATTATTATCTACGGCAACTACTGAAAATACTCTAGCCCCTACCCAATCTACATTCAATGTGATGGTAGAAGTCCTAGCATTAATAGTATTGCCATTAAAGCTAATGGCGTAGTAGTCCAATCCAAACTGCGGAGTAACATCAGTCCAAGATAGGATTAAATCAGTAGTAGTTAATGATGATGATCTATAAGCAAAGTTTACTGCTGATACTGCTGGCACTACTGACGGAGTAAATATAACAGATGCTGGGTTTACGCTATATAGATTAAGTACATCAATCGCTTTAACAAAATAATCCTCTGCAACACCATAAGTGCCAACATCTATTAAACACTCTGACGATACGCCTTGATATAAATATCCAGCAGTACCCCATCCAGCATTAGTTGCACGCACTTCATATCCATATATATCTGGCTCCGAATTATCATTCCATTGTAATAAGATTTTAGTGCCACTAACAGTCGCAGTTAATCCAGTAGGGGTTGATGGTACAGTTGTTTTACCTATAACGGTATGATCAGCAGTATAAGCCCACGGTCCAGCACGACCATCATCAGTTACATAGCGTAACCGCATTGTATATACACTACTCTCTTGTACATCATCAAAGTAAATGCATCCATCACGAATAGGTATTGTTTTAGTTGTTTGCCAGATAATTGATGTATCACCAGCATAATCAATTTGCCCCTCTACATACTTAGCAATAAATGGTAATGTGGCAGGGTTGGTAAATACAACTTTGATCCGATACATATATGTTTTAGGTGCTAAAACAACCATGACGGACTCATCACTGACTATCGTTCCTATTGTTGGCGCAACATATATCTTTTGCTGTAACAATGTGGGCGGTTTTGATATTTTGCTAGTAAAGGCAGGGATTGTTTCCGTATCACTATCATATACAGCAGGTGAATAATCGACCAATGTAATACGAGCAGTTAAATTGGAAATTGGCTCAATGCTTTGCACAATTAGATCAACTGTTTCACTATCTAATGCACCAAACATGAATAGATTGCCAGTTTCAGCCTCTAAAGCACTCACAGATGCAGTTAAATCAATAGTTGTATAATAACCATCAGTTAATTTTGCATCTACCGACCTAACTACATTAGTTCCATCAGCTAATCTAATCCTAATTGCATAACCTAAATTAGCAACCATAGCCACTGGCTCATCTAACTCTATTTGAGTAGATGTAATTTGCGCTTTAATCCTACCAGTACCAACACCCCACATAGGCACATCATGGCTAACTTTAACTAAATCACCTCTAGTGCAGACCAAATGCTCAATATCAGCATTAATCGTATAAGTTTCTGGCCTTAATTTAATTTGAGCAAAGTGAAATCTAGCGTGTTTGTGAATTGCCTCTCTGGTAGTAACGCCATTGAAATTGATTTCCTCATACAGAGTAGCATTAGTAGAATCATAACCATCATTGTAAACAATGTATTCGTCTGGCTGAAATCCTTGCTCACTATTAATAAATGGCACTCTAAATGCGTGAGGTATTGTAGGCAGAGTTTTAGTAGATTCAAAACCCCAAGAGTTATGCGGAGTAAAAAATTGAGATGTAGTGGCACGAGGTTTATCAGTTACGATAGTCCATACCCCATCACGCAAAGTAGGTGATGATCGACCAGCCGCACATATATCTTTTAATACATCTAATAAACTTCTAGCATTATTAATAACTGCATCATAAGTAAAATAGTTTGTATCGCAATAAGCGTGCCATTCAACTAAAGCATCCAAATCAATTTGTGCATCTGAAACAGCTTTGGCATTAGCTGGATGTTGTAAGACATATCTAAACAATGAAGCTGGATTGCGTGTAGCCCTTACTACCCATCCAGAAGTAACGCTATCCCAATCTAAGCACAATGATTGAACCGTAGCACTAATTCCCTCTAAACTACCATTAAATTGATCAGTGGCTTTTACTCGTAACGCAGACATGGCTAATGGTTTAGGTTCTACTACTGGCTTTGTATTACCGAAAGCAGTCATAGCAGTTAGTATGCAATCATAGTAGTTATTATGTTTATTGCCCCCTATAACAACTTCATTAATGGTTGCAGTATTGCGCCTAATTCTTACTTGATATTTGCCGTAAGCAAGTTGAAATAAAACATTATAAGAAAAAGCATCTTTTCTTTTTAAAAATTCTTGGTTAGTTCCACCAATCATTACTGTTTGATCTAAACCTGTTAGACTGATTGATCCAGTTGCTAAAGTAGCTGAACTGCTGACAGTTGCGGCAACATTCAAATATGCAGAACTTGTATTTGTTCTAGTTGTTAATCCTAATCCGCTATAACTTCCGACTATTGATGACCTTAAATCCACAGTAGAAAATACTTTTGCGCCATACATACAAACACGCCAAATTTCAGTTTCACCAGCTTGAATAGTGGCTAATCGTGAATAGGTTGTATTAAGATTCCTAGTATCTCTTTGCAATTTTGTTAGTAGATCACCACTAGGATCATTTGCTGGGTTATTGGTATAAGCCCCTTTTCTAACAATCAATTTATTGAATCGATCTAAAATAATACTTGTCCATTGATAAACTGGAGTAGGTATATTATTAAAATAGTTTGAGCCAGCCGCAGATCCATAAAATGCAGAATCAAGGTTTATGTTTGTAGTTTTAACTCTATTGATAACATTACCCCATGCCTCTAGTGGGGCAAGAGTATTTGGATCAACTTGTCTTACTTGCACATCAGCAGTAAAAGGTAATGCTTTAATATTTCCAGCACCATCACCCTCTGCTTGTATTTGTCTTAATCCTAATGGGAAATGCAGAATTACATTGATTGATGTGCATAATTCGTTAATGGTGCGCTCAACCCATGGATTGACAATTTGACTGGCAGTGCTTGTGCCACTAACAGTGCCAGTAGCATTAGTACCAGTTTGAGCAAATTTAAAAGTTGTCGCATTAGTAATTTCAGTTACTAAAAAAGTGCCATTAAATCCAGTAACATTAGTAATCGTAACATTGCGATCAGCAATATAGGTATGAGCAACAGTAGTTATGACTGTAACAACATTTGATGTGCGAGATATGCTACTGATTATACGATCCGTTAATTCAGCAGGTAATTGAGTATTAATAATTTGTTGTTCTACATCATTTGGGTAGATTGCATTAAATCTGTCTTTAGAAACTAGCGGATCATCAATCCCACTAAGCGTTTCAATCTCTAATTCCTCTAGGGTATTAATATCGGTAGCACCAATACGCATATCAGATATTTGTAATGCGCCATAACCCCAAACTAATAACATTCTCAAATAAGATGTATCAGTATTTGCTTCAGCATAAATTTGTGCACCTAATGGGGCAGTAAATCTGATCTTACCTAATACGACTGGAATTGCACCATAGGGATTTGGCTGATTGCTACCACCTTGTAATAGATTTTGAGATTGACTTGTACCAGCATCTTTAACTGTTGGTGGTCTAATAGGAAAAATAGCATTAATTAATAATGTACCAACTATTGAAATAGCCGCTTGAGCAACGGCTAATGTAGTTGTTGTAGCGCCAATACCTAATCCACTTAAAACAGCAGGGGCAAAATAAGCCGCCGCAATTACAACGGCAATACTAAGCACGATCCTTAATGCGCCTTTACCAGCTACGGCACGATACTGAATCATATCGCCATCAATAGGCTTCATATCCCATTGATCTTGTGGCACTGGCACGCCATTTACCATGATTACTACATTGTTTTTAACATTTACATCACTGGCATATTCTTTTTTTATGTACTCTACAATTTCGTTAATAGTAGAGTTAGCAGGTACATGACCATCAATACGCACATTTTTTAATGGATTCGGACAAGCAACGACAGATACATCACCATTAGCAAGGTTGCTATCATAACGATAAGCCCCCTCTAAGCGGTTTTTCCACTTACCTTGATCATATCTCTCAATGGCAACATTAATATCCTCTATAACATGGATAAAATGCGTAGGCGATATAACAACGCCAACATGAGATAAAGTTCCCTCGGCACGAAGTATTAAAACATCACCGACAACTGGGTTATTTGTTTTAGTCCAGCTTTCTTTGCTAATGGCAATTAATTCGGCAAGGCTGGCATGAGTATCATCAGCATTGTATTGATCAGTATAAGATGGTAATTCAATATCAAATTGATCTTGATAGATCATTCGCACCAAACCCCAGCAATCTAGTCCATTCTTATCTCTACCCATTTTTTTGTATGGGATAGTTATGTAATCATTCCACCAATTATTCATTAGAATAGCCCTGCAAAGTATGACGGGGTAAAAGTATGTTGCGGAAATGGCTCTGCGTTTAAACTATCTACGACTAGATCAGCAGTAACACTGTTAGCATTATAGCTGATTCCAGACATTAAGAATCCATCAAAAGCCACCTCTACAACATCTGGGGTATTGGTTAATACCAACTCTATCAAAACATTTAGAGTAACAGTAGCCTCTCTGATTGACGGAATAATATATCTAGTTACATCATTAATGGTGATTTGGCATCTAGGGGCTGACTCTGTTTCCTCGGTTGGCAGATTGATCTCAAATGGAATAAAAATGTAATTGTTTGATCGACTAATAATGCCATAAATTACTTCATCATCAGTAGTAATTAATCGTTGAGTATAATTATCAGTAATTCGCAAAGGGGCAGGCAATCCACCCCCAGTAATAGTTATCAAAACTGCTAATGTATCATCAGCATCTTGGCTAAACATAGCCCTTAATGCGGCTGGTGATAATGAAGCTAAACGACTCATGGCAATTGCTCTAATTTCATTGAAATTGTGTAATGATCAACACCTAAATAAGTTATATTGTAATACGCACCATCTGAATTTGGTACGATTCTTACCTCAATAGTTGCTCTAGTTCTAGGATGCGGAAAATCAAACCGAGCAGTGCCTTTAATAGTATCTTTAATAAAATTATCTAAGGTTTGTATTTGATCGTTATCCATCACAAAAGACACATCAAAGTTACTTGGTCTAACTCCACGCCTACGCATTTTAGCTACACCCATATCCATAGGTGTAACCACAGTGATTACACCAGAATTTTCAGCATAACTGGTAGTTACATATTCGGGTAATGTTGCTGGAAAGGTATATGCCGCCATAATTATCGCCCTATCAATGTGGGTGTTGTATTAAATGTATTTTTGATTGCAGTATTAGCAGAACTGCCATTCCGTTTAATCTCACCAGCAACCAACTCACTTATCGTAACTTCTATTCTACGATTACCTCTACTATCAACTGTTTCATTGGTTGTCGCTTGTGCTGGGGTATTGTTATTGACCACCACTTGCACATTTGATCCACCACCTTTCATGCTGACAGGGATTGACCGACCATCTGGTAATGGCACATAAGCCTCATTCATTCTGCCTTCGCCAAAAATTGAAACCTGTGGGCTTGTAGCAATACCGCCTTTAGCATAGTTATTAAGTTTCATCGCTCCATTTGGAGTCATAACATTGCCATTAGCACTAGCAGTAGCACCAGCATATGCAGGCACAAAATCTGGTAAAGGCGAATAACCACCCATGCTGGCAGGTAATATGTTCTGCAATGCCCCGCCAATTGCGCCCATTAATGGATTTGTAATTAACTGTCGTGTAACCAATTTAAGTATATCTTGCAATAGGCTTTGCAATACATCTGATAGCTTATTCCCAGCAACAACGGCATCCTCAAATGCGCTGGTAAATGTTAATCCTAGATCCTTAACTATGCTTTGTGATGATTGCAACTCTTGATTGCGTAGGCGATAATTTTCCATCTCTCTTGCTAATAAATCATCTTGCTCATCACTTTGATCAGTCATGCTTTGAATCATTTGCACTTTACGATCATGCTCTATTCTTAACTGTTCTGCGGCTCTCTCTCTATCATTTACAATAAGACTAGCATTTAAATCCTCATTTTCTTTTTGCAACATCTCTGACATGGATGTGTAATTGGCAGACATCTTTTCTGCATAGTCTTGGTTCTGTTTAAAATTCTCATCAAATATTTCAGACTCATTTTGCAGACCTTGATCAAATGCCGCACGATCAGCCGCTTCAAAATCTAATGACTTAGCCAGATCTAAGTTGCTTTGCGCTAACTCTCTATTGCTTTTTGTAATTTTTTTATTGTGATCTAGCTTATCTTGTAATACTTGTATTTCAGTTCTCTGACCACTAACTAATTCCTCAATACTTGTTAGCAATTCTCTATTTGTTTTTTGAATAGACTCATTGGACTCTCTGCCAGCTTTGCCAGCATCATCCATCTCTTTTTTGAACTGCGCCCGATACCTAGTAGCCTCTTGAGTGGATAAAATACCCATTCTTTCAGCTTCACTAACCATTTTAAGGTTTTTTGCATACTCCAATGACTTTTGAGTTGCATCTTTAAATGGCTCTACTTTTTGCCATGCTACAAAATCAGCTTTTAACTTATTAAATGCCTCGTTTACATCCCCTATCTTGCCTATATTAATTCTAGGCAAGGGATCATTCATGCTACTGCCTTGGGGCAATATATTAGATGATTTGCTACCAGTATTACCTAGATCACGATTGATCTCATCCATTCTTTTTCTATATGCTTCATAGTTTGGGAATTGGACATTGACTTTAATATCAATATCTTTTGTGCCAGATAAAATTGCTAATGCGGAAGTAAGACCATCAACGGCTGATGTAAAAAGGTTTACAGTTGCTCCAGCACCATCAAATGATGTGATAGATAACTTGATTTGCTCAATTAAATTAGTAAATGATCCACCTACCGTTTTGACTTGTTCGGCTTGTTTTTTTAGTTTTTCATTAAGAGTGGTATCACTAAATGCTTTAGTTAAAACTTGAGCAGTAATTTTACCCTCTGCCGCTAATGCCTTTAATTGACCAACTGGCACTCCCATTGACTCTGCCAATGCCCTCATTAATGGCGGGGCATTTTCTGACATGGCTTTAAACTCATCACCAGCCAACACGCCAGATCCAAACGCTTGAGATAATTGCAACATAGCTGTCGCAGTTTCACCAGCATTAGCACCAGATACTTTCAAACCTAATGCCACATTCTCTGCAATTAATCCAACTTTTTCTTGACTGACATTGGTTTCTTTTAAGGCATTAGCAAAACGAGCATAGACAGTAGCAATTGACGCTACACTTGTTTGCGCTATGGCGGCTATCTCTTGGGATTTAGATAAGGCTTGATTGAATTCAGCAGTAGAGTTTGTGGCAATCTTTAATTGAGCAATGTATTTGGTATGCTCATCCATTATTCCAACAAACTCTTTAGCAACCTGTATGTAAGCAAGTCCTTTGCCTAACCTGCCAAAAGTGCCAATTAAATTTTCAGTGTTGGTATTTGCCGTTTTTGAACTGGCGGTCATGCCAGCTAATGACTCATCAGTCTTTTTAACTGACGCACTTAGTTTATCCAGATCCTTTGATGCTGTTTTAACTTGAGAAGTATCAACTTTAAAGCCTAAATTTAGAATATCAACTGCCATCACTTATCCTTTTGCAATTCTATTAAAGCGGTACTATCAAGTTGTCGTATTAGATCAATTTCCCATTCCGACATTATAATGCCATAAAGTTTACAAAATGAATAAATCTCTTGGAAATTAATAGGATTAAGTCCCATCCCAGCAGACCTAGTAGAATGTAATTTAATAAACCAATGCCACACATAAAGTAATGACTTTGGGATCTCTGGCACACCCCATTTTTCTCTAGGTATCCTAGCAGATATGTAATGTTCTCTAATGGTATGTTTACCATCACCACTGATCTTACTTAATGCAAATTCAGCCTTGCAATACTCTACTAATTGGCTTACAAGGCTTTCGTGAAATTTGCAAAAACATCACTTTCACGCAATATTTGGTTTACAAGATACGGATTTTTATCTAAGACAATGCTTAAATTTTCTTTTGTAAATGGCGCATTTGCACCTTTCCAACCAATAACACGAACCATTGCACCTTGCTTATTTTGTTCTGCTATCTCTTTATTTGCCTCTGCCTCTGTCTTTTCAACATTAGCACTATTTAATTCTTTTTTCTTATGGTACTCGGTAAAAAGTTTCATTGAATAATCTTGTACCGCTTTGGAGTATGTGCCTATGATTGTAAATACAACCCCAATTTTTTCACCATCTGGAAATTTCATTTCGCAATCGAATCCTCTTTCATGATCACCGACCGCATCTAACGCTAAAATATCAAACTCTTTCATGTTAAGCCCTTTATCGCCCAATTTGAGAAGTCATACCAGAGTAGAGGGCAACTACCTTTTCGCTTATGCTAGGTATGACTAAACCGTTATAGTGTTGTGTCTTGGATTTGGATGGTAGTAGGTGTAACGCCTACGGCAGATCCAGTATATTCAAGAGCAACGCCACTGAATGACAAGATAACTACATTCTCACCATCATTAGTAGATGCAGATCCGATTTTTACTCTTGGCATATGAATTGCAAACGCATCAGTATTACTTGCGGTAGTTAATACATAAGTAAGACTAACCTCTGTTTCAGCATCAAAGTAATTTAAGATGGTTGTGTCTTGGAATATGGCAGAACCCTCAACGGTAACAGCAACTTTACCCCTTGATTTAGCACCAATTGAGTTAGATCCAATTACCGCAGTTTGTTGGATGCCATTATCAACTGAAATATTTAGACCAGTAACCAAGCCATTTATAACGCCATTGACTAGCAATACGCCATCTGGGGCAGAATAAATGCCCTCGGCAGTAATGGCAGTAGGGGTAGTGAAATAAGCAGTAGATGTTACAGGATCAGCATCTTTACCCATAAAGCCAAAATCAATAGTAGCCATAGCATTTGGTTGTAAAGCAATAGCCATTGAGTTCACTTGCTGACCAGTAAATGTGCGAGATGTTGGCACATCTGGGTACCATTCCTCAACTGTAAAGCTGTCATCTGTATGAGATGTTAATGGTACAAAAGTCTTTTTACCTTTTTCAGCTAGTGTTACAGATGCGCCAGCCGCCACAATTACTTGAGTTTGACCTGCTAATGGGCTAACTGTTAAAACAGTTGCAGACATGGCAGTAATGACAAACAAGCCGTTATTACCAGCCGCTACGAAACCACTTGAGTTGATCACATTACCTACGGCAAAACCGTCAGTAACAAATGAGCCAGCAGAGCGCACAAATGTACCAACTGTTGCAGAGATGGTAATGACAGCACCAGTAGTAGCGCCAGTTACGAAATCCTTACGCACTGCGGCTTGGATAAATTCCTCGTAAGCATTACCAGACAATTCACCACTAATAGAGCCACTTGATTTGCGTGTACCATGTCGCATATCACGCATTTGTTGAGATGGTAGGATCTCATTTGAGTTATATGTATCTTTTTCTAACTG